TTTGCTTGTGCAAGTTTTTCTAGAATGGAAACTTTATTAGATTTTGTAGTTGTCCATGGCTTATCTAATTTGTGATGCTTTTCAACCTTGAAAAACTCTCGTTGCTTTGTATGTTCTGCATCTAACCATTCTTGATAATAAACTACATATTTTTTTAACATATCTTGGGTTATACCATCTGGTAAATCTTTTGCACTATTTTTTCTTTCCCTTTTTGTTCCTGGTTTAATTCCCTTTGTATTTTGTTCTTGTTCTTTTCTTGTGGCCACTCGTAAATTTTCTAGTGAATTATTTAAAGGATTTTGATCAATATGATCAACGCTAACATTTTTAGTTCCTGCACCATTTCCATGACAACTCATAATTATTTGATGAATATACAAATTTAATGAACATAAAATATATCCATTTTGGTGTTTATACCAAGTAATCTTTTTTCCGTTATTTTTATTACTTTCATATTCTAATACTTTCTGGTAACTTTCAATGCACAATTTACAAATTGTATTTTTTTCACAATACATTAATAAATATTCTTTATTATTTTCCTTTACTCTCCACATAGGATTTTTCATAATATTTGCATCTTGACCCATAGTCAAATAATGACCATTAATGTATTCAATAATCTCATATGAATCAAGAATATTTTTATGATACCAATGATATATTTCTACATTGCATCTTCTAAGATCTAATGGATTTTCATTTTTAAAAACATAATAGACCGATTCTTGGCTAAATGAAAATATGAAATCTATATAACTGAATCTTTTGTAGTTATAAGAGTATGAAGGATACATATCATCAGCATTTGCAAATACAAACGTTTTATTAAAGTTAATAATTCTATCCTTGTCGCTTAAATCAACAAGATAACTCTTGTTATTATATTCAATAACTCCGCACAATAATTCTTTGTTTGTAGAATACACTGGCTTCATAATATCACTTGTGAATGAAGACATTTCATTTTGATATGAATCAATTTTATTCATATTATAAATTATAATAATATGAATTATCTAAGTTGTTTTAACACAAAAATATATATAATAAAATATGGAAATGCCTCCCAATCCGCTCAATTGGAATATGCGAGCCCACCCATACCACTCATGATGCGGAGGACGTTGTAGTTGGTGGCATACACACGGACCTTGGCGGTGCGAGTGCCCTCAACGGTGGCGTTGGAGAGCACAAGTTGGAGTGTGGCGTTGTCAATGCGTGAGAAGTTGCACGTGCCTGAAGGTTGATGTTCCTCAGGGCGGAGAGCGAAGGAGTACACGTTGATACCCTCATCAGGGCAGCGAGTGTGGGCTTGGTAAGGTTGCACCCAGGAGAAGTATGAGCCTTCACGCTCAGAGAAGCGATCTTGGCCGTTGAGTTGGAGCTTGGCAACAACGACAGGGTTCTGGCCCCAACAGTGCATGTCAAGGGAGGTCTCAGAGAGCACGAAGGTGCCGGCATCGGACACAGATGAGCCTTGGTTGTAGTTTCCGTAGGAAGGAGCCAACTGGTTGAGGCTGGAAAGGCCAAGGGAAGCAAGGATAGCGGCAGAGTTTGTTGTAGAGTCGGCAAGATTCAAACCGTCTGCGCGAGGAATGTTACTTCCACTAAAGTGGGTCTCTGTCAAGGAGTTGTTGTAAACACCTCCGTGCCAGTAGCCAGTGAAGCCAGGGGGTACGTACTCGTCCATGGCACCAGCGTCCTGGAAGAGGCCGCGAGCATCAATGAAGGCGTTTTGGCCTTGAAGCTCGGCAGGGCCACCGAAGGAGTGGATAGCGTTAGGAAGAGCATCAATGGCATCTGTGTAGTTGAAGGGTTGGGCACCAAGGACGCTGAAGAGGGTTCCGCCGCAAAGAAGGGATGAGCAGTAGTCTACGTTTTGGTCAGGTTGGACAACCCAAATAAGCTCCTTCACAGGGTGGTTAAAGTTGAGCTTGATCTTGTTACTGGATGAACCAACGGACTCATCACCAGTGAATTGGAGCTGAGTGATAAGGTACTCGTGGGGGTTTTGGGCAAAACGGCGGCGCTCGTCAGTGTCAAGGAACACGTAGTCAACATATAAAGACGCGGCGACAAGGGATTGATTGTAAGCGATGGTGGCGCTGACAGGGGTGCTAAAGGGTTGTTGGTTTACGTTCTGGTTGGCATAAGGATTAGCACCAGACCCAGTGTATCCACCAACAACAACGCCATTGGCATTGATAGGGCCAGGAGCGCCGTAGCGAGTGGTGTTGCAGCTGAGGGTGGTGACGGCCCACAAGCACTCATCAATGGGGCGGATGTCAAGGTTAATCTTGACCTCGTGGTATTGGAGGGCGATCAAAGGAAGGGCAAGACCAGGGTTTGTGCAGAACCAAAATTGGAGGGGCACGTAAAGGGTGGTCTCAGGAAGGGCGTTACGAGGAGCGCACACTTGGCGAGGAGCGTTGGAGTCACAAGGACCATCAACGTCCGCAAAAGAGGGATCGGTGATGAAGGTAAGTTGGGTGGTGTTACCAATCATCTTGAAGTAGCCACGTTGTTGCTCAGATGTCATTGTGAGCTGGTTCCAGATGTGCATCCAGTCACCATATTGGCGGTCAATGCGTTGGCCGCCAATTTCAACCTCAACTTGAGCGATAAGCTGCTCACCAGGGTAATCTAACCAACGAGCGTACACGGCGTTGTTACCGGAGGTAACGTTGGCGGCGCTGCCCATAAGTTGGTTGATCTCAGGAAGTGTGACTTGGAGATATGTGCGGTAGGCAAGATCACCATTTCTGCTGATAATGCATGTGACACGGCGACCGAAATCGGCTTGGCCGTTGAAAGTTTGCTCAATAGACTCAATAGCAAAGTTTGTGTAACGTCTGTATGTGACTTTCCAAAAAGTAATTTGAGGGTTACCAGTAAGGTAAACATCCTGAGCGCCATAAGCGACGAGTTGCATAAGACCACCTCCCATAGTTTATAATATTGCTAAAGAAAAAAATTTGAAAAAATTTAATTAAATTAAATTTTTTAATTTAATTGGATATTACACTACAAAATTAAGATAAAATTTTATTAATGTCAAAATTGCCCTTCATGAATGAAAGGAGATAGGAATCTAATAAAACTTCTTTTTTTCCCTCATGATTTTTGGTAAAAATGTAAGAATCCCTTTTTTTCTTAATGCTCCACCCATCGTTGATTGCGTTAAATAAAAAAATCATTTTTTGAAATTTAATATTATCAATTCTAATGTCACAATTTGGTCCTCCAGAATTTTCAATATTTACATTTAATTCTATGTGATTTGTTTCACTCATTTTGCTTATATTTATAAAAATATAGAAAAGTAAAATGCAGTTTTAACTTGAAAATTTTTTTTATATATTTGAAAAAATAATCTATTAAATAAAAAGTATTAAATAATAATACACTACTTAAATGCCGTCTTTCAAGCCTAAAACTATTAAAAAAATTAAAGTTAACAAGAAAAATTCAACAACTTTAGACGGTAAGCACAGGGAATTTGTTAATGAATTTAATAAAGACGAAAATGATAAAATTCCTCGTTTAAAAAAAGAAAAAATGGAAATTAAAAGTATCATTGAAAAAAATTCTATTGAAAATACATTAACTATTGAACAATTAATGGACTATCGTGATAAGCTTGCAGAATTAACAAATGAAATTAAACAATTGAAAAGTAAAAAAATTGACTATTTTTTAAATAACTCTAAATATATCTTTGATTATTTTGAAAATAAAAAGGATATATCTGCTGGAAATACAACCACTAAAAACAAAATGCTTGAATCATTTTTTAAAATGAAACCCCAAGACAATTCTAATATGATAGAAAACAGAAATAACAATATTTTTCAAAAATATCTTAGCAATATTGATGAATCTTTTTTGGACATTAATGCATTTTTAAGACCAACCGACGTGTGTCAATCGTGCTTTAAAGGTGAATTAATTCCAATGGACGATGAAGGCGTATTAATTTGCAATGTGTGTTCCAAGAACTTTCAGTACCTCATTGAAAATGAAAAACCTTCGTATAAAGAACCTCCAAAAGAAGTGTGTTTTTATGCATATAAAAAAATTAATCATTTTAAAGAAATTTTGGCCCAATTTCAAGGCAAAGAAACTACCCAAATACCTACAGAAGTTATTGATAATCTTAAACACCAGATTAAAAAAGAACGTATTGAATATTCAAAGCTTACTTATTACAAAACTAAAGAAATACTTAAAAAACTTGGGTATAATAAATACTATGAACACATCAATTTCATTAAAGACAAATTAGGCATTAAACCTCCAATTATTTCTCAAGAATTAGAAGAGACTCTGTGCAATTTCTTCATGGAAATACAGTATCCGTATGCAAAACATTGTCCTGATTATCGCGTAAACTTTTTGCATTACTATTATGTGCTTTATAAGTTGTTTGAATTGCTGAATGAAACACAGTATCTTCCAGAAATTCCAATGTTAAAGGACAGAGAGAAGTTGATTGAACAGGACACGATTTGGAAAAAGATATGCGAGGAATTAGATTGGGAATTTATAGCGACTATTTAACGTCTTCTATGTCTTCTTGATTTTCTGGACTTTTTATTTCTTCTTGTTCTTCTCTTTCCACCATTGGTTAAATCTAGATTTGCCATATTTCCTGGTTGACCTGGAACGGCATTGTCATCCATTGATGACATAGAATCTTCGCCTTCTGTAGCAGTTAAATTATCTGAAGCATCATCAAACTGTTGAGTTAAATTTAGACCAGACATTCCAGAATCACCTGTTGTGTAACCTGATTCAGAGTTTCTATCAGTGGTTTCAAGGTCGCTTAAATGTAAAGAACCTTGTGATCCAGGCGTATCCACATCAATAAAATTTGGTGAACCTTGTTGTTGAATTGGAGAACCAGGTGGAGTTAACATTCCAATGCCTCCTTTTTTATGCATCTTTTTATTCTTTCTTGTATTTCTTCTACGCATTTTTATAGTTTTTTTAGATTTTTTAGTTCGTGCCATATAAAATAATATGATATAATTAATTTATCATATTATTAGTTGTATAAGTGGGTAGTAGTTAATTTAAAGTCCACCAGGAAACCCTACAAGATTGGCACCAATGCCAAAGCCAGCGCCAGAACGAGTTGTAGCACCAATGCTAGGGACGTATGTGTCCAAAATACTAAATGTGGCAGCGGCAGTTAATGCAAGTAAAACAATTTCCTCAATATTTAATGAACGTTTAGGAATGGCGTATGCAGCAATGGCTACCATTAAACCCTCAACTAAATACTTAATGACTCTTTTGACAAGCTCAGCGATATCAAACATCTATATTAAATAATAAGAAAAAAATATATTGTGTGATAAAAAACTTAAAATAAAAACTACTAAATAATAAAATGGTTGGTCATTCAAAAGAAAAAAACCCTGAAAGTTCAAATGAATCTTTTGGTTTTGAGAGAAAAGTAACTGAATCTGGTGCAATTAATCCTAAATATGTTGATGTTTTAGATGAGGATAAGCAAATTGCTGGACAGAAGTTTGTTTGTATTTCTTTTATTTCTCCTGAAAAAATTGTTAAGCTAAAAGAGTTATTTTTCTTTGAGGAATTCCTAAAGAAGTGGGAGTTTTCCAAGAATATGGAAAAATTTATACAGTTTTTAAATTTTGTTAGTTATAAATACAAATTATCATTTGACGAGGTTTCAAAGGATTATAAAGAGTTCTTAAAAGAGGAGCAGGAGTTATTAGTTAAAGGCAATATGGAAGACGATTACAAGACATTCTTGGATCAGAATGAGGAGGACCTTGAAAATGCTTTTAATGTGAAGCACAATTTCCAAACTTCTACTCGCGGAATTAAAATTAGAGGCGCTTATCCAACCATGGAGGAGGCCGAATTACGATGCAAGATGTTGAGAGAAGTTGACCCCAACCACGATGTCTTTGTTGGTCCTGTGGGTATGTGGATGCCTTGGGATCCTGAGGCCTACAAGACTGGGCGCGTAGAATATATGGAGGAGGAGCTTAATCAATTGATGCAAGAGAAGAATAAGAATGAGAATTTTGCCAAGTCTGCTTTTGATCAACGCGTCAAGGAAACCAAGAAGAAGGCTATTGAGGAGAATATAAAAGCAGCCGAAAAGACAGGTGCAACTCTTACACAAAATATTGACGAAGAGGGTAATTTGATTGGCGTGTCCGGAATCAACACTCAAGAGAGAACTTTGAAGGATCAAGATTCAATTTCTACCGCTGACGTTCGCGCGGAATTGTTTGAGGGTGAAAATATTATTGTTGGAAAGACTGATAATGGACAGAGCGAACTATTAAGTGGACCTTTTGTAAATAAGGACAAAAGCGATTAAAATAAACTCAAAATAATAAAAATATAACAAATACAAAAATAATAAATAAAAAATTTATTTATTATTTTACACTTTAAAGATTTAATTCAGCATTTTTTTGCGTAACATTAGTTTTATCTAATGCATTCATAATATCTTTATATTCGTCGGTGTTAATATAATTTTCAAAGTAGTTTTTAATCTCTTCTGGGCTTTTAAATTTGTATTTTTCATTAATTTCAAATAATTTGTCACATAACATAGTTGTTCTTAAACCAAAATTTACTTTAAACTTGTCCCATTTATTTTTTAATAATTTAGACCTAAAAAAATTAGAAAAAAATATTAAGAAGGTAGAATCACTAATTGCTGCAACGCCTGATCCTTGCACATAAACTCCAACGTTTTGAAATATATAATTAGAAACTATTATTGAGTCTAATTCGTTGTCTTTGTTATTAAAAGAATTAATCAAAATATTATTGTCTTTTTGCCAAGAAAAAAAGAAGGAATTTATTAAATTCGGACACGAATGTTTATATTTATCTAAAATTTCTAAAGTTTGAATATAAACATCTTTTATAGATTGTATGGTGTCTTTTACTATGGTGTTTTGGTAATTTGATTTAAAAAGAAGATATGTAATGTATATTCCCATTCCTAAAATAAATTGACTTGCAATTGGCATTCTTGTTACAAATCTATTTAATTGTGAAGTTTTTTTATAGAATGTTGAGATATATACCAATAGTAATAATAATACAAAAACACCTATTCCAATATTAAGCGTATTAAACATATATTACGAGTATATACTATAAAAATATTATAAAAATGCTACTCAAAAAGTTTTGCTATTTATTTAATTTTTATTCTTAAACAATTTTTTGGGTTTACACTTTTGTTGTTTTTTATTTTTGTTTAGCTTTCTGGTTTTTCTTGATTTCCTCCTTTTGCCTCCTCCATTTTCAGGGGCATACTTAGCCTCAGCTAGTGGGTAATCAGCCTCGGCTGTTTCAATTACACGTGGTCTGAGGTCGGCGCCATTAGTTGTGCCGTCTCTGTTTACAGATAAGACGGCACTGTTTACAGGTGGGTTAAATTGTACGTTTGTCATTGTCTCCAAATTTACTATATTATCTCCTGGCATTGGCGCAAATATTTGCATTAAAGAATCGTCGCCTGCAAAATCGCTGTCAAATTTAAAATATCCTGTGGAAGATAGATTAAATAACCTCATAAGCAGTAGTATTAATAACCGAACTGGCAATAAAAATGGATAAGCTACTCTTAACCCACAATAAACAAACAAGCCAACTGACCAAACCAAACCTAATGGTAACCCTACAGCAAGAAACAATAGCCGATAGATTAATTTTAAAATACATCTATCTGGTCTTGAAGGCGAGCAACCAGTGTGTCTCATGCCATATTCAATGCGATGCGCCATATTATCAAGACGATAAGCCAGACTATTTGCTCTCCGAGCATCGGCTTCTTCTCTTGCTACTATTTTTTCAGATTCTGTTAATTCTGATAAATTTTTTAAATTGCGCATTACTGGAAGTCCTTGAGCTTCCCCAGCAAATGGAACTTCCTGATTAGGAAATTGCAAAGCAAGATGGCCTCTTTCTTGACCACCTTTTCTCCTTCTTGTTCTTTTTCCTTTTCCTCCGCTGCTTCTTCCTGTCATTCTGTTGTATGTTCTCGCCATGCTATTTTTTAACCCAGTAAAACCTGTTTTTTGAATTGCTTCATTTAACGCATTACGCACATCATCTAATTTTGAAATAATCATTTTTTGTTCTTTGGTAGTAACTTTGTCGCTATATGCATCTATAATTTTAACAATTACATCTCTCATAGATTTTTTCCCAGCAGGCAATTTTGCTAAACTATTTGGGTCAAATTGGTTTAGCAGCGCGCGCGTTTCCTGTTCATTCTTGGGAACTTGCTCTTCTAATTCTTTTAATTTATTTTTTACATCCGCATTTATCTTCTCTTGAGATGTTATTGAGGGTTTCTCCATATATATAATATAAGACAATTTATCTATTTTATATTATATTTTATATTACCACTTCGTTTTTTATTTTGAAAAGCAATAATAATAATCGTCAAACCACGCTTTAGTTTTAATGCTGCGACTCATTTTGCATGTAGAAATGCATTCATGATGTGCCGCTTTTGCAATAGTATCCCATGCTCCAAGAAGATTATTTGTGTTTTTTTCTCTCTTTTCTACTTTTTTACCGGTTGATGATGTTTTTTTGTTTTCATATTCTTCGCTTTTTAATGATAATCCATAATAACCTTGTCCATTTCCTTCTGCTGTCCATATGGTTGTATATAGAACGTATTCACAATTTTTCAAATATTGTTTGAGTCGTTGTTCATCATCTTCTAAGATCTCTTTATTTACACTTTTCTTCCATCTTTTATATTCATCAACCAGTTTTGATCGTAAAATGGTAGCACTTGGAGAAAATTTACATTCTTGAAAAATAAAAGTTTCTTCATCACAAGGATTTGAAGATTTTTTATATACTAATTCTTTTAACGTAACGCCTTTGTAACCGTGCACTAATTGATTCTTTTCTTGTTTTTGAAGTCTGCATGGTTTAAAACGAGTGTCTAAATAACTCTTCAATGCATGAAAAATCTCTTTGCTGGGAGCTTTTGTCCACAACCGATATTGACCAATAATGTCTTTGCTAGAAACCTCAACGTCGTCGCGAACAATGCACAATTTTTCAATGTATTCATTAAATTTTTTGGTATTTTCATTTTCTGGCAACAACTCGTGTTGGTAGATAGTTTGATTTTCTTTCATAATGATTTCTGCTTTATTTTTTTCATTTTCTATCAACTCTTTTTTATTGTTTATTTCAATTGTTTGATTCTCAATTGCAATAGTATATTTTGCAAGAGTTTCTTTTAAATCTTGATTTTCTTTTTCTAATTGTTCATTCTCTTTCATAATTCTGTTAAAATTATCAATGCTGTAAGTCTTTGAGTGAATAATATCCTTTATATATTTGGTAAGCTTCTCAATAGTAAAATTTGTGCTGTCGTAAGAGATTATTTCTGTTTTAGTCTTACCATTGACTTCAATAGAACGTATTTGACGTTTAATTTTTGGATATATTTTAATAAGATTTTCTATTTCAACCTTGTTTTGAACTCTAAAAGCGGCTACCAAAACAAAATTATTATATATTTTGCGATGATTTGTTACTCTAGTTGCAAGGTCATTGGTATGTCCAAATTTAATTAACTGTTCGTTTGCTTCGTTTGTATTATCAATGGTTCCAAAATAAATACACTCTGTATTTACTGGAAATTGTGCAATAGTAGCTTGCTCAACCGCACGTTGTTTTTCCTTTTTCAGTTTTTGTTTTTCTTTTTCTGTTGTATTTTTAATTTCCAGTATAATGTTTTCTTTTTGTTCCAATTGAAGTCTCAATTCGTCGGTTTCTTCTTCAATTGTTTGTTGTAGCACTTCTTCCATTTTCATATAATATTCGTGAATTTCTGATGCTTTTTTTGTTTGAGCCTTCAAACACAAAGACTTGAAGCATTTAATTGTTAACATAATAATTTGACGGTTTTGACCGCCGTTTTGTTTAATTTTTGTCTCATTTAAAACCGCTTTGGGTATAATAGGCAAAGCGGTTTTTTCTTGCTTAACCTGTAGGTTAAGCGGTTTTTCCTCATTTGAAAGTGCTTCACCTAATTGTGAAGCGCTTTTTTTATAATCTAAATCATTCTTAAAATGTGTTTCTAATGTTCTTATAGCTGTAAATTTTGAAGCAAATCCCAACCATTTCCATACATTATCCAAATCAACTACAAAATCCATATTCTTATCATAATTCAAATAGCAATAAAAGCTGCCTACAAACAATTGTTGTTCAAATCCTGTAAAGTTTTCCTTGATTTTGTTTAACAATTTGTTGTTATATGCATTTGACAGCTTAGATATTGGATTACTTTCAATAAGTTCAACTATGTCCAATTGTTGCATGCTTTATATTATAGTTATTTCAAATGTCTTTAAGTTGAAAATGTGCTTTTAATTTTAAAAAGCGGATTTTCAAAAAGGGGATTAATTACCATTTTGTCTTTTTAACACTAATTTTTGGGCCTTGACCACGTTTTTTGGTATTGTTTGGATCATATTTCTCATCTTCTTCATCTGAGTTAATGTCTTTGCTGAGTTCCCAGAACTCTTTTGATCCTAATTTGAAATCATTATGCGAGTCGGCCTTATACCAGAATACTTGTTCATGCAGCTTGTTAGATTTTGCGTTATTATTTATTACTAAGCACTCATAATTTTCAGTGCATTGGTCCATGACCTGACAAAAGGACTCAAAAGTTGGAAACATTCCTGCATAATTCTCATAGATGCGCTTCCTATTTGCAATGTATGGTTCTCTCAAAATAAAAACATAATCTATGTTGGTTCTCAGTGTGGGAGGAATGCCAAGAGGATATTGCATTGTGATGATAAGCATGATTTTCCAATGACGGCCATTCATGAAAAGTAATCGCATCATTTTATCGCGAGTCCACGTGCCGTCATAAAGACAGTCATCAAGAATAACAAAAGCACGCGGATCAATTGTGCTGCGTTTAAAAGTTTCCATCTCCTTTTTTATCTGCTTTAAAACCGATTTTTGTCGCTTTAAAATATTCTCAACAATTGCTGTGTTATATTCATTATGAATAAACAATTTTGGAACCATTTTTCCATAGAAACCGTTTCCTTCTTCTGTTCCGGCCACAACGACTCCAATGGGAATGTCTTGATGATAATATAATAAATCTCTCACAAGGAAGGACTTGCCAGTGTCACGACGCCCAATTAAAACTACAACTGGACCTTTAGATTCATTCGGCTTGAAACTAATTGTTTTCATATCAAATTTCTTGAGTTCTAAAGTCATGATATTCTTTTTATTGTTACTTTAGAAAATTCATTCAAAGTAGAATACGCATATAAGTTATTTAATGCACAACTTTACATTTGTTTAGCAAAAATTACTAAAGATTTATAAATAAGTTAAAAATGAGTATTATTAATATATTATTTAGCTAATGGATAACGTTACTCTTAAAATCAACTATGAGAAGAGAAAAAACAGCGAGTTATTCAAGTTATTCAAAAAAGAAAATTTAATTTTTCTTTCTGAAGTCCAAAATTATGCTCCCATTTACAATAGGTTTTTTTTATTAAATGAAACAAATTTTAACTCTGTTAATTTGAACCATGAGTGGTTTTTAACGGATATAAAAAACTCTGTGTCTGATAATAAAATTTTATATAATTGCACCGTGCAACATTTACAAACATCAAAAACAAAGAAGAAGCAAGTTTTTTTTAAAATGGCTCCATTATTGGACCCTTTTAAATTCTTGATTGGAAAATACAATATTAATGATCCTTCATTGTTTAACTTACCCAAATTAACGACAACTGGAGACATTGGCACAGTTCATCCAAAATTATTAGATTGCAATAATTCTGCATATGTTGATGGGTTTTTTTCGTTTATATCAAGCACACTGATTCATAAATACAATTTTGTTAATGGCGTAGACTATTACGGTTCTTTTCTTGGAATTAAAAAGGAATTTAAATTGAATGTTATTGACGACTTGGATTATCTTTGCAAGTCAGAATTTTTTAATAAAAATAAAAATGTAAATTTCCAAGTAGATGATTATAGTTTTTTATACGACGATGAAGATAAACCCAAACAATTGGTTCCTATTAGAATAGATCATAATATAAGTAACAAATCAACGTTGTCCATTAAATCTATTGACAATGCTTTGTTTGAAGATATATTTACAGATGGCGACATTACTTCCAAAACAGAAACTCATTTAACGTTAGAGGATTTAAAAGAAAACTCAATTGAATTGGTTGATATAATGCGTTCCGACGCGTTGTTGCCAGGGGATACCAAAACAACCACAATTAAATCAAGTTCTACTTGCTCTTCAAGAACATCGCACACGTCCAATAATAGTGGATTGGATGAATCCTGTAATAACTGCGAAGAAGACTCAAATAATAATGCTGAAGAAACAGCAAGTATCAAAAATGGGAGCGAAAACGAAAGTGGAACTGGAAGTGAAAGTGGAAGCGATGAGTTTTGCAAAGAAGAACGAATTTATGCAACCATACCTACTTTTCCTGTGCAAGTTATTTGCATGGAAAATTGCGACACCACATTTGACGATCTTATAATTAATAATGATTTGACTCAGGAGGAATGGTTTTCTGCATTAATGCAAGTTATTATGATTTTGATTACCTATCAAAAAGCATTTTCATTTACACACAATGATTTGCACACAAATAACATTATGTATAATGAAACGGATGAAAAGTATATTTATTATTGCTATAGAAAGACCTATTATAAAGTGCCCACTTTTGGACGAATCTTTAAAATTATTGATTTTGGTAGAGCTATTTACAAGTTTGATGGAAAATTGTTTTGCAGCGACAGTTTTCAACCAGGTGCGGATGCCGCAACACAATATAACACGGAACCTTATTTCAATGAAAAGAAACCGCGGTTGGAACCCAATTATAGTTTTGATTTGTGCCGGTTAGCTTGTTCCATTTTTGATTATATTATTGACGATTTAGACGTATTGGATGATTATGATAATTGCGAACCGATCGTTAAGTTAATTTTTGATTGGTGTTTAGATGACAATGGCATCAATATACTTTACAAAAATAATGGCGTTGAAAGATATCCTGATTTTAAATTATATAAAATGATTGCACGTTGCGTTCACAATCACACTCCGCAAGCGCAGCTTGAACGTCCAGAATTTAAAAAGTTTGTTGTAACTAAAAATAAAGCACCATCGGATAAAATAGTTATTAATATAGATAATATTCCTTGTTTTTCATCTGAAAATCTCGGTTAAAAATTCAAATTTATTTTATTTATTGTATTTATAAATAAAATGAATTCAACAACACCATTTATGAGAGATTTTGGATTTATTATTACGCGCCATGTAAATTCAGAAACAACCAACAAGTATTGGAACTTTTGCATTCAATCTATTCGCAGATTTTATCCTCTTAAGAAAATTGTTGTAATAGACGATAATAGCAATTTAAAATTTTTAAATGCAGAATTTGAGTACAAAAATGTTGAATATGTGGATTCAGAATTTCCAGGAAGAGGAGAACTATTACCTTATTATTACTTTTATAAAAATAATTATTTTGATAATGCTATTATTATACATGACAGCGTATTTATGCAAAAGCGCATTAATTTTGAACTTTTAGTTGATAAACAAATTCAAGTGATGCCATTATGGCATTTCTTTTGTGAAAAAAAAGAGAGTTTTTATGATACAAGAGGAATGATGTCTACTTTAAATAATAACTATTATATTATGCAATCGTTAATCATTGATAATACGTATGAAGTAATGGGAAGACCAAATGATAATGTTTGGGCTGGTTGTTTTGGCGCACAAAGTTTCATTAATCGCAATTTTTTAATTAGAATTAGAGATAAATACAATTTATTCAACTTGTTAAAATACGTTACTGCGCGCAAATATAGATGTTGCTTAGAGAGAATTATGGGAATTCTATTTCATTATGAATATTTGAAACACGTTAAACAATATTCTTTATTGGGAAATATAAAATCGTATTGCGATTGGGGTTACACTTATCAAGAACATTGTGAGAATATGCGAAATAAAAAAATACCGCGTTTGCCGCTTGTAAAAGTGTGGAGTGGAAGATAACTTAAAAATTTCTCTTTATAATATATAAGATGTTTTCAATGTTTTGTTATGTTATTGCATATTATAATATTGCTTCATTATTTCAATATTGGTATTTACCATTTGCACTGTCTTTTATACCAAATAATACAAAAATTGAATATTTATCATCCAATGTAGAATTATATTTTTTATTAAAAATTACTAGTTATTTCATGTTATTATTATATGGTTACGATTTAATTAATCGTATATTATTTTATGGTCAACGAGATAAAAATTCAATAGGATTATCATTTATATATTTAAAATACATTTCAAACATTATACTTTGTCCAAATATAACCATGACAGAATATGAAATGGATCGCATTGTAATGTGGGCGTTCACAACACCATTAATGATTAAAATGTTATCAGATGAAAACAATCTAACGGTTATAGATTTAAAAATGCATTACCACGCGATGGCAATTGTTCCACATATTTTTTGCATACCATTTAAAAATACTAATATATATTTTTTATCAACTATAGTTTTGAGTATTCCTGGTTTAGTTTTTATAAATTCTTTGAAAAAATATAAACACATGCATTTTACAAATTTATTTATTTTAATTTGGGGAATATTTATGTGCATTAATGCAATAGATATTGCAAGAATTTTTGATCCAAATATTATTCACGCATTTTACAATCTAGCGGACACACTTTTTAAATTTATATTCAATTTCGTTATTTCAAGCTATAATGAACAAGAAATGATTGTTCGCGAGAACATGGATTTGCAAAGTGTTAATTTTATTTCACATGTAATTAAAAGTATAAAAGATTTTGAAAATAGTAATAAAATTGTAACACCGTTTTGTAAGAGTTTAATATTTTATTGTAAAAAGAATTTTTTAGATAAAATACCAAAAACCAATGTAAATTTAAAATTAGAATTATTAAAAAAAATACTACCATTTGATTTGGATAGAGACTACATTAATCTTGGTCCTGGTCCTGGTTCTGGTTCTGGTCCTGGTCCTGGTCCTGGTCCTGGTCCTGGTTCTGGTTCTAGTGTTAATAAACAATTTAATTTTATTTGCATAATGTTTATGGACATTGTTAATTATACTGATTTGGCAAATAGATATGACGGTGACATTATTTTTAAATTATTGGACGATGTATATTCTCATTTTGATTCAATAATAAAAAAATATTCTCTTTTACAGAAAATTGAGACTATTGGAGATGCATATATGGTTGTGGGTGATATTTATAGGAGTGAGCTTAATTATAAGGAAACTGTGAGAGAAATTATATTACTTGGATTAGAATTCATACAAGAAGTAAAAAAAATAAAAACACCAGATAATATTCCCTTATCTATAAGAGTTGGAATTAATATTGGAACAGTTAATGTTGGGTTTTTGGGAAGTGAAATACCTCGTTTGTGTGTTGTGGGAAATGCAGTAAATAAAGCTTCTAGGCTTCAATCTACTGCAGATGAGGATAGTATTCAGTTGAGCCATCATGTTTATGAGCAAGCGTGTGAAATTGATTTTGGTTTTCCCATGATTTATAAAACAAAAGAACATGTATTTTTAAAGAACATTGGATCCGTAACAACTTATAATATTTGTCCGCAAAATAAATAGTTTTTGTTGAAATTTATTCTTATTCAAATATTTGATTCATGACATAAATATCCTCCACGGCATAGAGCTCGCACTTTTCGCGGCGAGCAAAGCTATTGAAATTAACAGTGTCAAATGTTTCAAACTGATATCCAAACGTGCAATCCAAATCATCGGTTACTGTTACTCCCTTCTTAGTGTGCTTCAAAATTGTCAGGTCAGCCGCACGAATGGCTACTCCGTAACAACTCAGATGCACAACCTCGTCAGTTTCCGGCAAATACATTATATATTTTCCACCTCGCCTAAGACGACGGTCTACCTTATTATCTGTATTAATTTTTACTAGTCCTGGACCAGCCAAGGTAAACATGGGTTCCTGAACTTGAACTTGGATTTCTTCGGCCATCATGTTTTTGAATTTGATT